ACTCTTCGTCACACCTGCACCAGTTACGACGAACGAAGCATTTGGCGCTACGCTTACGGCGCAAGTTATTTCGACAGTTGGTATCCGGTCATCCGAGACTGCTGGCACTGGGACAACCACACTCACAGTTACACCAACTGGGATTCCAACGGCACAGCTTCTTGGTTCTGCTTCCATTGCGCAAAGCGTTAGTGCCATCGGGATCACCACGGTCGAAGTCGTCGGAACCGCAACAACGACACCTGGTACAGCGACAGTCTCACCTAACGCGATCCAGTCGGCAGAAATATTTGGCACTGCGTTCACAGCAATTGCCGCAGCACAGACGGTCTCACCGATTGGTGTCCAGTCAGTCGAAACACTTGGTACAGCATCAGTCGCACAAGCACTTCAAGCTGTCGGTATCATCTCGACGGAGAAGTTCGGTACTGCCACCGTTACACCCGGTACCGTAACAATCTCGCCAGCCTCAGTTCGCAGCGACGAAGCATTCGGTGTACAAACACTCACGCTTACGGTTGCACCAGTTGGCACTAAATCGACAGAAACATTTGGTACTGTTTCCGTCAGTGTTATTGTCAGCATCAACCCACATGGGATTTCAACAACAGAACGGTTCGGTAGCACTGCGGTTGCTGGTGAAGGGGTTACGCTCACCACGGCAGGTATTGCATCAGAGGCAGCGTTTGGAGTTCTCCAAGTTGTGCTTGGAGAAATTGCCGAACCAAAGATCATTCAAGTGACAACGACTGTGCTCACTGGATACACCATCACAGTGCCAGAAACGAAAATTACTCCAATTGCTACCTCTGTATTGGAGCCGGTGTGAGTTACATTCTGCTGAAGGTTCAGGAAGGAAACGAGCCGCTTCTGGAAGTGACTGCACAAAAGCGGCTTGCCAATGCGACGTTGGCACCGTTTAACTTGGCAGGTGCGTCGATCACGATGACTGTGAAGGCAACAAGAGACACTGCGGACGGCTCAGCAATCGCAACGTACTCGACAGGTAGTGGTACGATCATCATTACCGACGCGCCGAACGGTTCATTTACCGTGCAGCTTTCGACCGCGGCGACGGCAGCAACAGGACTCTACTTTTATAAAGTAAATGCGACCACAGGTGGCCACCCGCAGACGTTGATGCACGGCGACTTTCTGGTTGAAAACGTATAACTCTATTCCGGTGGCCATGTGTCTCGAAGCCACTCGACGTACTCAAAATCTCGCGGTTCCCACCACGATGGCACCGAGTCGATAATGATCTGGACATTACTGATGGCGGGGAGATCTTTTCGCTCCCTAATAAATCGGTACCGCCGGTCGTACTCCGAAATCTCATTTTCACGACACCATTGACAGTACCGTTTATAGTTTCGTGTAATGACAGCGGCAATTGCTGGTACGGTTGGAGGATATGCAGTCGAGAACATATCCCTAAAGGACACATACTCTCCTGTCACCCAAGTCTTTGGAGTTGGAACGCCCATCCTGCCCCCTGTGGGTCGTTGACGATATAGCGGCGCGGTTTATCACACACGATATCATATTGACACGCAGCGTACTATGAGAGTAATAGGAGGAGTCCGTTGGGCAACTTTAACTATATCATCGATCTTGCTGGGCTTCAGCTCTCCGAGGGCCGTACGTGGCTGCACGCGATGCCGGTTGGTGAGTATAGCCACCCCGTTTGGGGAAAGATCCCATTTACGCCCGAGCGGCTGTTCCGGTTCGCCGACAACGTGAAGAACAGGGTCCGAGGTATTGACCCTGATATCGATTACGACCACAAACAAGATCCAGCTAAAGGCAACAAAGCTGCCGGCTGGATCAAAGGCGCGGAAGCTCGGGGCGACGGCTTGTGGATCGATGTCGAGTTCACGAATGAAGCTATTCGGGCTATTAACGAGAAAGAGTATAAGTACCTCTCACCTGAGTTTAAGGACGAGTGGGCACATGAAAGGACGGGGCAGAAGTATAAGGACGTGCTCTTTGGAGCGGCGCTTACGAACCGTCCGTTCCTGAAGGATCTGCTGCCGATCACGATGGCAGAGATTGGCCCACTCGAACCGGTACGGCTTTCAGAAGCAGACCGACAAGCGATTGTCGAGGAGGCTGTACAGGCAATGCGAAAGGAGTTAGCCGAGGACAGCCGAATCCACTTGATGGAAGAGTTCCTTACATATCTACTCCGAAAGGAGGACATGCATGGCCTTCACCGATAGCCTTCGGAAAGTCTTTGGTCTTTCGGAGGCTGCTAGTGAGGAAGACATTGCTGATGCGCTGAACAAGCGGCTGAACACACCGTCAGAGAACAATGGCGGCGGGAACGGCAGTGGTGGCGAGCCGAAGGACGATCTGAAGACGAGCCTGGACGAGGTTATCAAGCAACTTCGTGACCAGGACGAGGAGACGCAGCTCAAGAAGCTGAGCGACGTGAACACGCAACTGCGTGAGCGTGCAGAGCGTCTTGAGTCGGCACTTCGTCTGTCTGAGGCACAGACTGCGGTGCAGACGCTTTCCGAGGGCAAGGGCTATGTACTTCCTGTCCCTGCACAGGAGAAGCTGCTTCAGCTTCTTATCAAGTCGCCAAAGCCGCTTGCTGACGACATCGTCAAGCTGTTTGCTGAGGTGAAAGAAAAGGGCCTGGTTGAGCTTGGCGAGCGTGGCCGTGTCGACACTGACTTTGATCTGTCTACGATTGACGACCCGGTGAAGCAGTTCTCTGCTGGGGTTGAGCGTCGGATGCAGGAGAACAAAGTCACCATGTCAGAAGCCATGCGGCAGCTCTCCTCAGAGAACCCAGCGCTGTACAAGGCGTACAGGAACGCTTCGTTCATTGAAGGGGAGGTGAAGTAACGAATGGCAGGTCCGAACTACGTCCTTGATAAGGGCTTTATCGTTGACGCCGCAGCTCCACAGTTCGCACTTGTGAAGCTTGTCAGTGGCGCCGCCGGTGCGGACCACGTCACGCCGTGCACGGCCGCCACCGATCTTGCGATCGGTGTTCTTCAGCAGGCAGTCGTCACTGCGGACATTGGGAAGCAGGTTGCTGAAGTTCGTATCCTTGGCATTACGAAAGCTATTGCTGAAGGTGTGTCGAACGCTGGTGACATGGTCGATGTTGGCGCAACTACGTTTACGCGAGTTACGACCACGACAACTGCTGCTGCGCGAACGGTTGGGATTGTTGTTTCCACTGGTTCTGGTGCAGCGAGCGCTGCTGGTGACCTGATTGATGTGCTGCTCATACCTGGTAGCCAGTACGGCACCTAATTAGGAGAGGAGGCGAAAACCTTAAATGGCTGTTTGGGATCCTAGGGGCGGCGGTAACGTCCACATTGACGTTGCCCTCACCAATATCTCGGTCGGCTTCCCGAACAATGAATTCGTGGGTGAGCGGTTGTTCCCACGAGTCAATGTTCAGAAGCAGTCGAACAAGTACTACATCTTCGGTCGCGAAGCGTGGTCCACGCACTTGGACGTTCGAGCGCCTGGCACTGAGGCGAATGAAATTCCAGGGTATGCCGTGTCAACCGACAGTTACTTCGCTGTTGAGCACGCACTGCAAATTGCTGTGACCGACGAAGAGCGGGAAAACGCCGACTCTCCGTTCTCGCCTGACGAGGACGGTGCGTTTCTCGTGACGCAGAAGGTGTTGCTGGGGCGCGAAGTCGCAATTAAGACGCTTGTTACTACCACTGCAAACTACGCGACCACACCTACCCAGATGTTCGACACCCTTTCAGGTACCGCGCAGTGGTCGGACTATGTGAACTCAAACCCGATCGCTGACTTCCGTAAGGGTCAGCGTGCGATCAACTCACAACTGTTCGTGGACCCCAACACCGCTGTCGTTCCGTATCAGGTGATGTCGATCCTTGAGGACCATCCAGACTTTATCGAGCGGATCAAGTACAGTGAGCGTGGCATCCTGTCGCCAGATCTGATTGGCGCCGTGGTTGGTGTCCCGAACATCATTATGCCGTCCGTTGGGCAGAACACTGCCGCGATGGGCCAGACCCCGACGCTCGGCTACTTGTGGGGCCGCGACGTTGTGATGGCGTGGGTGCCACCAAACCCTGGGCTTCGTATTCCGGCATTTGGGTACGAGTTCAACTGGGGTTATGGCGCCGGGCTTCCAACGGTGACTGATCGGTGGCGCGAAAACAACCGAAAGTCTGATGTTATCCGTAACCAGCGACGGTATGACCTGAAGCTTCCTGCACAGGACACAACAGGAAAGGCCATTGGTGGCTACGTGATTAAGACGGCTGTCGCTCCGTGAGGAAGCGGTTAGCAGTTGGGCTCACCTCGGCACTGTTGGTGCTGGCTGGCGGGATCGCGTACGCGAGTATTCCTGACAGTGTCGGAGTGATCCACGGATGTAGGCAAAATAGCAACGGGTTACTTCATGCCATTGATAGCGAAGCTGGGCAGCAGTGCGCTGGGAATGAGACTGCTCTCAACTGGAATCAGAGTGGGTTACGTGGCTACGAGGTTGTCATTCAGGACGAAGTGATTCCTTCTTACAGCGGAAGTATCGTTGTGACGGTCACGTGCCCTGCTGGGAAGCGAGCGTTGGGTGGATCAGTTGCGCATGTCAACGGACAAACGTTCGACTGGCCAAATGGCTCGTTTCTACAGACGATCTCTGAACGATTAACGGATACTTCGTATGCGGCTCTTCTCTCTGGTTCAACTAGTGCGTCAACTGCCCATAAAGTCGTGACATGCGCGTATCCGAATTAGTAGTTGGAAGGAGGTTGAGAAGTGCCGGAACAGTACGTTGCCCTTTCTAACTTCAAATATGGGGTATCTGACGGGACTGTGATTGAAGTGCGGCGTGGCGATGAAGTTCCTTCCGAAATGACTGAGGATCAACTTCGCGAGCTTCGTATCGCTGGAACCGCCGCACCGAAGTCTGTGCATGATGCACTTACTGCCGCTGAAAGAGCAACAGAGAAGGCTCGTGCTGAGCAGGAGAAGGCGGAAGCTGAGCTGAACACTGCTACGTACAAGCTGCAAACGTCTGAGCGTGAGATCTACGTGCTCGCAAGTGGTGAAGTCGAACCAGAGCCAGAGCCAGAGGCAAAGGCGGTTGTCAAGCCGTCTGGCCCGTCAGCAACTCCACCGAAGGCACCAGACAAAAAGTAGCTAAATGCCACTGCATGTTGGTATCGCGGAAGTTCAGTCCTGGCTTGATCCGGGCAAGTTACTGTTGCCAAACAATGATCCTCTTCCAGAGGAGTTCAATCAGGCAACAATCGTGCTTGCCCGGCTCAGCCAGGTCTATAACACGGCGACGTGGGTTGACGCAGCAACAACGCCAATGCTCGTGCGGGTCATTATTGCCATTCGGATTGCAGCCAACCGGTACAATAAATCGTACTCCGAAGAGTCTGACGCCGGCAATAAATATGCCAACAAGCTTGAGCGAATGGCTGAGAACTTGCTACAAGATTTGGCTAACGGTATTTTGCAGCTCACCGATGCTGAGTCAACAAACCCAAGCGCAAACAACCCAATCTTTTACCCAGATGACCTCACTGGGGCTTCCCAGATTGTCGATGCGCAGGGGTTTATTATCGGCTGGGAAGGCAGTGAAGATATAAAATTTACAATGGCGGATCGGTATTAGTCAGTCGGATCGCGGTCGTGCTCACCGATACCAAAGTGGTACTGAAGACTATCGACAATCGTTGCAGCGATATGGGAAACTGCTGAATCTCTATAGAGTTCATCGAACAGTGGCGGTAGTTCTTTACTAAGTATGTCTTGCGTCATACGGATGTGTTCTGACCTTCCTGGCACGGGGAGTCCTTTCGATTGGGTGCTGGCGTCTACATCAAGTTCGAACCGGATCTTAAAATCATTGGGAACCGGTTTGGTGCGATGGCACGGGGTTTTCGGACGTTCCGCGTGCCACTGACTGCCAGCGTCCGTACGGTGCTGATCCCATCAGTGACGCAGAACTTCCTTGAAGGCGGCCGGCCACCGTGGGAGCCACTTTCCGAGGCGACCTTACGGCGACGTGACCGGGAAGGCACGCTTGGCGGGATGTCCAACGATATTCTTGTCGAGACTGGGTCACTGTTTGGTGCTGCAACCGCACTTGCTCGGTGGACGATTGGCCCACAGTTTGCGACGTACAGCAACCTGCCTGCGTATGCATGGTACGGCGAGCTGCACCAGTTCGGTGATGATAAGCATAACGTGAAGTTTCCGGCGCGCCCGTTCGCGGTGATGCAAGACGAGGACGAGCGGGAAGTGTTTCTTATTTTCCAAAAGTGGACAAGCGGGATCGTCGTCTCCAACTGGGGAGCGAGGATTCGTCGGTTATGACCGCACAAGTCGGCACGCTCACCAAAGACATCGTGCTTGTTACCAAGACGATGCAGGACATGCTGAAAGCCGATTACACCGTTGGGCTGCGGGAAGTTTGGTATGGCGACATCGACCGTGTGCCGGTGGTACCAAGTGCAGCGATTGACCCAGGGACGACGGATTATACGATCAAGGGTACTGGGTACTACGTTGAGGTTATTCTCAACTTGCAAATTCTTGTGTTTTATGCGGCGATTGACAGCTCACCAACCGTGAACGAGGATGGCGACAAATTCGCTGAGCAGCTTATTGACGTGATCCACCGTGAGCCGTTGAAGAACCTTGGTGGACTAGTTATTCATGGCCATATTATTCGAAAAGAGCCAGGAATCGCGACGAGACGTGGCGCGAAGTTCCGAGGGTCACGGCTCACGTGGCGTGGTGTCTCTCGTGCGCGCTTGTGAGGAGGGGAATTGCCAGATTACGCGGTAACACCGCAATTGACCAACATGCATGAAGGCGCAGAGATAGAGATTCCTGGCCTTGGCGTGTTGAAGAACTGGTCAACGAAAGTCGTTACGGAAGAGGACGCTGCATACTTCCGTGTTGTTCGTGGCCGAGACCTTCTTGATGCCTTTAAGAACGTTGATTATGTGAAGGTTGAAGTTCATAAGAAAGAAAAGGAAAAGCAGAAGGAAGAAGCCAAGCCTGCTGCTACTGAGAAGAAGGCGGTGAACAAGTGACCGCAGTCTATGGTATCGGCGGTGGTGGCTCAATTGGCATTGCGAAGGAAGTGCTTCTCCCACCCGTCCAGTCCGCACTGGCGACTGCATCAACTGGTGGTACGATTACGGCTGGCACATACCGGTATGTGGTAACAGCGATTAATGCCGCTGGTGAGACGAGTGCCTCAAACGAACAGAGCATTACGACGACTGGTTCCACATCGACCGTTACTGTAACGTGGGTGACTGTGTCTGGTGCGACAGGCTTTAAGCTGTACAAGACGGCAGCAGGTGGCGCAGTTGGGACGGAGCTGCTGTACAAGACGGTTGGACTCGTTACCACTGACATTGACACAACGCCAGGAACACCCACAGGCGCATTCCCTGTCATTAATACGGCTGGTAACTCCGGTATCTATGTGCCGCCAGCAAAATTCTTTCCGGTGCAGTCTACAAACCTTGGTCAGCAGCAGGCAACAATTTGGCGGCGTGGTATTCGTCAGACCGTTGACACGTACGGTGCAGTGCCCGGTAACGAGAACATCGCTGGCGACCTTGAGTTGGAATTTCTCCCGGATGTCATTCCGTACTTCATGATGGCGTCACGGCTGACGGTGGTGCGAACTGGTACTTCACCAAACTTTGTCTATACTGCGACGCCGGCAAACAGCGCGATGACTTCCACAACGCTCTCGATTACTGAGATCAAGAACAACCAGGTGTTTGGGTACACAGGGCTGGTTGTTAGTTCCTACACCATTACGGTGAACGACGGCGTTGCGATGTACCGTGCATCACTTATTGGTGGTACTGAGGCGACACAAACTGACCCAACTGAGGTGTACTCTGCGACAAGCGTGCCGATTGGCGCTGGCCAGTGGGACTTCAAGATTCCTGACACAACCGCGATTTTTGACGTTGACACGTTTGAGTTCCAGGTTGAGGACAACGGCGAGCCGCAGTTCCGCCTGAAGAGTAACAACCGTGGTGCCCAGTGGGTGAAGTTCGGTGCGCGAAACGCGACGTTGAGCTTCGACCGTGACTTCCCGAACCGTGCCGAGTTCGACCTCTACAAGGCGTTGACCCCAACGACGGTGAAGGTCTCTGGCATTACCGATGTGAACACTGGGTTTGATATCACGTTGCCAAAAGCAATTCGAAACAGTTATGAGGTTCCGCTTGGTGGTCAGGGCGACGTGATTCGTGCTCGGCAGGAGTTGCAGGCCGTCTTCGACACCACTGTCAGCCGTGCCTTCCAGCTTATCGTTCGGACCCAAGAGGTCGTTACGTAATATAGAAGATCCAGTATGGGATGTGCTTTTCTCTCGACTCGACAAGAACTCTGCCACTTTTCATTCGAGTCCACTGGCGAGTGTACTCGAAGTCGAAGCGAAACCTTACCTCCCAGATGAGATGGTGCGGCATACCCAGTCCTAGCTTCTAGAAGGGGGAGCGAATGACTGACGGACAGCACGCTGCAATTCCACCCGACGACTATGTCGTTGTAGACATCGACCCAGAGCCCAAGCGCTATGATTTAAAAAGCGTGAGGGGCGGCTGGGTCGAAATACGTGAGATGAGCCACGGAGAAAATCTCGCTCGCCAGGACATGATTATGGAGATGTCTGTCAAGATGGCTGAGCAGGGTCGTAAGGGTCCAGACACAATGGACCTGAAAACTAAGAACGAAGCGACCAGTGCATACGACTTTAAGAAATGTATTGTGCGGCACAACTTACGTCATAAGGACGGTCGTCCGTACCAGTTTGCAAACCCGCTCGACTGGTCTGGTAAGTTGAACCCTCGCGTTGGCGGCGAGATCGAGTCCATTATCCGTAAGGTAAACCGTTGGGAGGATACGCCCGAAGCGGCGGATTTTACAAACGAGTAGCGGACTGGATTTGGAAGCCGAACAACAATAAACCACGAATCGACAATGACGCTGCAAGAGTGCTGCACATCGCCGAACTTGTTGAGAACTTCCATGCGCCGCCGTTTGCTGGTGGGGTGCTTGACCAACCACACAAACTAATTACACAAGTCAACTTCGTCCTGAATGAACAAGCGAAAAAACAACAGTGGGAGGAAGAAGAGGCCGAACATAAACGTACGAGGGGAGCGCCCGGCTAGTGGCGACCGGCATTCTTTGGCAGAAGGAGAGTGGTTAAGATAGCCATATCAACTTCTGAGATATGGATGCTGATCTACGCCCGAGACCATGCAACGGCGGTCCTGCGCAACTTGCAGCGCGAAGCTGGGCGTGCTGCTGGTGTGCAGAATCAAGTTGCAGCTTCGGCAGCCTTGGTCGGGCGCTCTTCTGCGTACATGGGCGCAGTGACAGCCGTTGCAATGGTGAAGTCGGCAAATGCTGCCGGCCGGTTTGAAGCGTCTCTTAATATTCTGCAAGCCTCTTCCAAGGCCAACAACCGACAGATGGCTGCGATGCAGCGGTTGGCAATTGACCTTGGAAATGACTTGCGACTGCCTGGTGTGACGGCGCAAGACGCAGCCGACACGATGCTCAATATGAGCCGTGCGGGGCTCTCGGTGAGAGATGTCATGAGCGGCGTCAAGGGTGTGTTGCAACTGGCGACGGCTGGTGAGATCGAGTTCGCTGAGGCGTCCAAGATCACGTCAGGTATGTTGAACTCGTTCCACTTGGCAGGCTCAAAAGCCGTGGCCATTGCCGACATGCTTGCGGCAGCGTCGAATAAGTCCTCGGCAGAACTTCACGATGTGGCAATTGCTGCACAACAGGGGTCGGCGGCATTTGCAGCCAACCGTCAGCCTGTGGACGCTCTTGTCACATCGATTGCCATGCTTGCTAATGCTGGAATTCGAGGGTCAGACGCAGGAACATCCTTGCGCGTGATGATCCAGCGACTCACAGCGCCAACTGCGAAAGCAAAAGATGCAATGAAGGCGCTTGGGGTTGAGACGTTCGACCAGGCAGGCCGAGTCAGACCGCTTCGCGATATCATTCTCGATTATAGTCGTGCAACTGCACATATGACAGATGCACAGAAGGCGGCAGCGTTCCAGACAATCTTTGGCACCGACGCCATGCGAGCCGCAAATATTGTGTTGGCTGGCGGTGTTGAGAAGTACGACAAAATGCACAAGGCCGTGATGGAGCATGGAGCTGCACAAGCGCTGGCTGCTGCTCGAATGAAGGGCTGGCAGGGTACGGTTGAAGCACTCATGAACGCCTTGCAAACGCTTGGCATTGAGCTTGGGTTGCAGCTCATCCCACAGCTTACTGTCTATGTGCAGTGGATTACAAAAGCAGTTCAGGCATACTCACGAATGTCTGAAGGCAACAAGGAACTTGCTGCTACAGTCCTACGGCTCGTCACGTTGTTCGCACTTGGCGTTGCTGTCTTTAGCCGATTTATAATTATTGCGATCCGTGTTGCGCAAGGGGTCGGTGGCATTGTTACTGCTGTCAAGTGGTTGGTACCACTACTTCAGTTCGCTGGGTTCGCGTTACGTTACTATGTAGTCATTTCGGCAATGGCGATCGGTAAGATTGCATTGGTTGCACGGGCGTTCATGATCTTGCGGACTGCGTTGACATTTGGTGGAGCAATCGCTGGTGGCTGGGTTGCGATTATTATCGCTGGGATTGTGCTGCTTGCACTTGTCGTTTACAAGTACCGCAAGCAGATCTGGGACTTTCTCGTTGGGATTTGGCAGAAGGCGTTCCCACCGCTCAAGGCAGCATGGGCAGCAATTACTGGGTTTCTTGTCGGTGTCTGGCAAACGATCTATACGGCGGCCACAACGACATGGAACCGTGTCACAGCCGTTATCGTAAATTCGGTGAACAGCACGAAATCGACGGTCACTAGTACATGGAACGGGATCTGGGCATTTATCCAAGGCGTCATGAACAGCATTTGGCAATTCGTCCAGAAAATTTGGCACAGCCAGATTCTTCAGATTATTCGTAACGTTGTGATGATCATTGCTACGATCGTCGGCACGTATTTCAATGTA